GCATCATCGCCGTTGGAATAAAAACGAGGCGTTGATCCGTACAGTTGTTGTGCCGACGACATGGCGTTTTCCATTAACGCTTTTTTCATCGTGGGATCGCTCATGAGTATATTCGGATCGAAATCGACACGGGGTACGACAAATGGTTTTTTCAGATCATCTATCGTGTATGTAGATTGTAATCCCATACTGCGGATGGCTCTGTTTTTCGCTCCCGATTCTGCCAATGCCAGTTTGAACTTCTTTTTGACAAGCATGGCTTTTCTGGTCTGGAAATCAATCATTTTTTCGCATTCATCCGTTCCGTATTCGTACTTTTTCTTGTTGACGTAGAACCTGCCATTCATTGCTTTTTCTTCGAGGGCAAATCTGGTTTCGTCTTCGATTGCCTCCAGATCGATTTCTTTGTCCCCGACAATGGTTTTGATTGTGCCGTCTGTCTGTTTGTATACTCCGACTGCCCGATATTCTACTCTTTTAGGATCGCTTCGGTCATCTATCCTTTTTGTATCGGATGGAATCCAGCTAATTCCTAAAGCATGCGCAATTCGGTCTAAAGTCGGTTTAGCGAGGGCGTATTGATCTTCCCATTTACCCCTGACCTGCTTAGTCCCTACTTTGTAGATTTCACCGTCATTCGGGTCTGCGGATATGGTGACCATTTCCAGCGTGACTCTCTGTAACGGAGATATCTCCATAATCGTGTCCGTCGGTGTCAATTTATTGAATTGATCCGATGGAAACTGCTGATTAATATTCAAGACTCTACCTGTCTTTTTTGGTGCTGGTAGGTCTTGACTTGTGTTTTGTGTCATGGTTACTTTCCTCTTGTGTTATGGTTGACGATAGATGGTGTATCTGTCGTTGTCATTGTAAAACCCGACGGTTTCTCCTTAAAAATCCGTCGGGTTTTTGTTATGGCGTGTCTCCTCATCCGAATAATCCTCCTTGTTTATCAGGATCATTCCAGTTTTTAATTTCTTCTTTTACTTGTTTCGCCATCTGATGCCGTTTCTCCCACAGCCGACCCCTGAGTTCGGGGTTTTCTTCCTGTAGCTTTTGCCGGCATCGGCGTACCGATTCCTGATTCGGCAACGACCCCTCTGCCAGCATGCGTAATAAATCCTGCGCCGATGCAAGGTTTACATCGATGTACTTCCGCTGGATCACTTCATTCCAAATGTTGGCGAGAAGCCTGTTGTCGTCATCACGTAACTCATCATTGATTGATAAGTAATGTTTGACTCTATCTAATACGTTCATCGCTGTCCTCTTTCCCCGTCGCTGATATGAATACCAATAAGACGAACAGAATAATATGGATAACACGGAGTCCTAAGAGTCCGTAGGGCTGTGCGTTTAAGAAGTCAATCATGATACGACTCCTTTCGCTTCCAGCCACCAATCCCGTGCTTTCCGGCATTGCTCTAAGGTAGGCTTGACGCAACTGAATAATGTGCCGTCGGTGTGCCTGTAATCATACTGGACGAGGTTTTTGGTTTTCCGCAGGATGGTTGTCAGATAAGTCTGCCATTGTTCCTTTCCTGCACTTAAAGTGTTAGGTTGTAATGTCATTGTGTATTCTCCTATGTTTCAATGTGTTACACCCTTACCATACCTCCAACCTATTATTACATGTATTTGCATTTGCATAAGAAAATAGCTCCTGCTGGGCAAATCTCTTTTTGGCTATCTTGATATAATCCTCATTCAGTTCAATGCCTATCCATCGTCTCCCCAATCTCTCAGCCACCCAACCTGTTGTCCCACTTCCGAAGAATGGATCGAGGACGATATCCCCTACTTTTGAGCCTGCTTTTATGCATAATTCAGGTATCTTTGGTGGGAATACTGCGAAGTGTGCTTCTTTGTATGGTTTGGTGTTTATTGTCCAGACAGAGCGTTTGTTGCGACCAGATTGAAATTTGTCGTCCCTATATCCTATCCTGTTCTCGATGTTCCTTGCTGATTGCCCGTCCTTATTAAATCCCTTACTACTATTCCACTCCCTTGCTTCTTCCCTTATCGCATCAGCATCATAATAATACTTCGCCGATTTTGTGAGTAAGAAAATATACTCGTGTGATTTTGTGCATCTGTCAGTTACGCTTTCAGGCATTGGATTTGGCTTGTGCCATATAATGTCCTGTCTTAAATACCATCCGTCTTGTTGGAGAGCAATGGCAAGTCTGGCAGGGATCATGCATAAATCTTTCGGTTTTAATCCTTTCACAAATGGTTTTGTAAATGAGTTGGTGACGACATTTTGGTTTTTGGTGGTTTCTGTATTTCCTTGCTTGTGTCCGTTGTATGTATCCCCGATATTCAGGAAAACCGTTCCGTCTTTTCTCAAAACTCTTTTAATTTCTCTGAAAACTTCAACCAAATTTTCTATGTATAATTCAGGTGTTTCTTCAAGACCAAGTTGCTGGTCTATGCGTTTTGCTCCACAACGATTGCATACTGCTTTATAAATAACATCACCTATTGCGCCCGCAAGTTTTTTTTGTCCTGTCGAGCAATTTTCTGAATGTTTATTGTCTCTCTTGTGTGAGCAATTCGGTGTCCCTCCTACCCATGTACCCGTTCCGTAATCACGGAGTCCCCAATAAGGAGGTGAGGTGATAGCCGTCTGCACGTAGTTGTCTGGTATTTCCTTGAGTTTGTGGAGTACGTGTCCGTGCAGGATGGTGTTAGGTCGATATTCCAAGACGTTTGACCCTTCCTTTGATCATGCCTGCCCGGCGTGGTTCTTTAGATGCTAAATTGATTAATCGCTTGTGGTACTCATCCGGATCGGTTTGTGAAAGATTCACGAGCCGGGTGTTGTAAGCCTTCCTTGCTCTTACTTTCCAGCTTTCTGGCTTGATTCCCTGTGCCTTTTTATCCTCTGCCCTTTCCTTCGCTTTTCGGATAGCAAATGCGGTACGGCAGTTTTGGCAATAATCACTGTACCCGTCATGGAATCTGCCACAGCGTATGCACGGCATCCGTATGTCTTGGTTACACATGCTTTCTGTGAAATTTTTGCCTCTGGATATAAATTTCAAGTTCTCCCCTGTCTATTCGGTATACTCTGCCGAATTTGTGAGACGGAATAACTCCTGTCCTGATGAGTTCAAGTGTCTTTTTGTAGGATAATTGGAGTTCGCTGGCTACCGTCTTCGGTTTCATGAATCGTTTTAAACTTTGGTCTGCCATCTTTAATCCACAGCCATATATGCATCGAGGTCTACTTTTCGGAAGCGGTACATCCCACCGACCTTTTTGGCACGGATTTTTCCCTCCCTCCTCAACCGCATGATGTAATCGTAGGGCATATCAAGATATTTCGCCGCTATCTGTGGTCTCATATACTCTTGGTATATTGTTTGTACTTCTTTTCTATCTGTTGTATATTCTTGTGTATTCATTGTTAAAAGGTTTTTTTGTTGGTGAGAATATAACAACTATGGTTTGCACATGTCAAGTAAAAAGATAACTAAGGTTTCTATTGCAGAGAAACTGATTACTTATAGAGGTGAGATGAGCCGTCGAAGGTTTGCATCTGAGTTGAAGGTTTCTGATGCATTGATATCCAAATATGAAAAAGGTTCTGAACCCGGATTAGACTTCCTTTTCCGCCTTCAGGAGCATTCTGGAGTGTCTATTCATGAATGGGTTACCGGCGATTCTGCCGATATCGTTGCATCCTCACTTAAGATTAAACGCTTAAAAAAAGAAAAGTCTAATTTGGCTGGTCGCTTTAGCGATTTGCTTAAGGACATTGAAAGTCTGGATAAATCTGATCAAAGAGCGGTTGTTCGTATGGTTAGAGGTTTGAAAACAGGCTAATATGCTGTGGTGGGATAAAGTTCGTTTATCTCTTAGTCCTGATACTGTGACTGTTATTGAGGATTTTATGGTGGATGGCTTGGTTATACAAAATATTCACCCTCGTCGTTTAGCACAGCTTGCATTTCGATATAATTTTAATGATCCTGCTGTTCTTAATTTGGATTGGGAAGCGGTTTGTCAGTATTATTCCGTAAAGTTGCATACGATTGAGTTCTTACGCAATCTACCTGCTGATGGTTATGTCGTAGGAAATTCTCATGACGATTCCTGCTCTACATGTTCAGAGATTGTGGAGAGTAAAGTTTATGCGGTCAAAGATGCTCCTGATTTACCCTGCTGTGAATTCTGTCGTTGTTGCTGGACACAGTTTCTCCCTGATATGTCCTATATTAAAAATGGTAGGATTGAGTGTGTTCTTGGCAACGAGACTGAAGTTGAACGAGTAATGTGGATCAAGGAAAACCGTAAACTGTTTAATGGAAAATATGAAACTCCAAATTTAGTGGACGAATCAACCGAAGGCAAGAAACTCACAAAAAAGCTGTCTGATAATTTTCGGAGTCTATTGATTAACGATCCAGAACGGTTAAAGTTTTTGATTGAGCATGACCGTCCAACATTGAAAATACTATTAAATAAAGAAAGGATAAAACATGGCTAAAGGGATAAAAAGTACAGCGGTTATTAAGACAGCGTCGTTGGTAGATGATCCGAACGCCAGACCCCGTTTTAACGAGGATATGTTGGCTGTGTTACATGTGGATGATGTCGGGCAATGGGCAGTCTATGCCGGTAAAGTATCTGATGGTGTCGATAAGCATGGCGATAAAGTCCCCGAAGATATGGCACGATTTTTATTTCCGTATTGGTCTGGTTTGTACCGTGAATAATCTCCTCCCCTTCCAGCTTACCATTCGTTATAATATCAAAAAGCAGATGAAGGTTTCTGGTTTGAGTCAGAAAATGTTATCCTCCTCCGTTGGATTGACTCCCGTTGCTGTGTCTCGAATAATGAGCGGAATCACCCCTCTCACGGAACGGCATATCATTATGTTTTCTGAAGCGTTGCAGGTTGACCCTGAAGTGTTTTTTGCGGATGTTTATGATTCTGAAAAAATAAAGAGGTTGGCAAATGGATAAACTAACCCGTGAGGAATCCCGTGTTGTTCGGGAGCAATTATTGGATCGTTGGGTGAATTTAATTGATGCTGTTACTGATGCCGAACGGAAAAAGGATACCGACGTTATTACATTGAAGCGTATTTCCTCTTTGCTGAAGGAAGTTGGCGGTCTCAGCACATTAACTGGCTTTAGCGATTATATCTGCAAGGAATGTGGTCTTTTAATAAAATTCCCGGAATATGGGTGTCGGTGTAAGAATATCGATGGCTAAAATATATAAACGTCCCAATAGCCTGTTCTGGTGGGTCACCAGCGGAACACCACCTAATCGGGTACGAAAGCCGACGACGTTCAAAATTGAGGAGTACCGGAAGTCTGAGGTTCAGAAAATAATAGACCGTGCAGGTATTAATAAATTTATGGCGGCTTTGGGTGAGCCTGTTAAGAGTGTAAAATTATCCGTCCTTTATGACTCCTACAAAAAAGAAGTGGATATTCGGTATAGCCACGTTCCCGGCGATGCGAAGAATATAAAAAAAATTGCTAACCGATTCATGGAGAAAATGGGTAAGAATAAAATCGTCTCTGACATAAGTCCTTTTGATATTGAGACATTTTTATTGTTTCGGTTGAAAAAAGTGGCGATATCAACGGTCAAAAAAGATAAGGCTTTTATTGGTCGAATGTTCGATGTGGCAAAGTCACAGGAATGGATCGCTGTTAATCCTGTAAGGAAGGTTCGTAAAAATCTTTTACCGAAGGAAACGCCACGTAACCGTAAAATTAACCGTCGTCCTTTACCCTTGCCTTTGATTAAGAAAGCTATTAAGAAGTCTAAGAACGACCGTGACATTCGGTTCTGGTGGACAATGTTGCTTACGGGTGCTGATGCAGGAGATTCTGCATCGATTAAGGATGCTCAGATTGATAAGGATAATAAAACGATCACATTTATTCGTGGAAAGAATGGCGAGGAAACCGAGACGATCCCTCTCCATCCCAAGTTGCTTTCCTTCGACCTTGTGAATATCATCCCCGACATCACGAATTGGAAAATCAGGCAAAGCCGTGAGCGGTTTCAGGTTTTAATGAAAGAAGTAGGGTATGATGGTCGGGTAGATTTTAAATCTCTCAGGCACACGTTTAACCATCTCTTGTCTCGGAATGGTTTAGGTGAAAATGACCGATCTAAATTGCTTGGTCATCAATCAATGAAAACGAACCAGTCTTACACCCATAAAGATGTGGAGCGTCTCCGGAATGCGATTGATAAGATTGCCTGAAAAGTTGTGTGACATTTCTGTGACATTTTTTACTTATATTGGTTCTATATCGTTCCACTTGTTTCCACTTAATTCCACTGGGATTATGGAATTTTTGTGGTGGTTTTCCCGACGAGAAACGGGAGGTATTATCCTCCCGTCGTCGATGTCGGAGCGACAGGATTTGAACCTGCGACCCCTGCAACCCCATTGCGTGGAATGTGTCGCTATATGTGGAGTTACAGGAATAATGTGCCATTTATGTGTCATTAGCTCGAATTATTATGCCGTTTGTTATCCCTTTATTTTGTACGTTATGCTATGAAAACGGAACGCCAATTTACTGATTTAATCGATATTCTACAACTTCCTACTTTCTATCTCCACCCGCCTGATTCAATGCCCTTGACGGAATCTTCGTCTTTTGAATTAAAATTTAAGTGTGATGCAAAATTGTCATTCCGTCGCCTATCCAAACTGCATCATCCTGATCATGGTGGCGATCCTGCTTTGTTCCGATCTGTTTATCATGCTTACCGATCCATTCATCGCTATAAACTGGAAAATAAACCTGCTTTTTCAGGTGTCGGCATTTCTGTATCCATATCTGGCGTATCCTTAATGTCAAAATCCGACGGAGGCTGGACGTGGGTTAAAAAATAAAGGCAGACTCAGGTTTCCCCAAGCCTGCCTTATTCGAGGTTAGGCGGCGGTTTCCTATCCTCTACGTCTTTTGTTCATTTATGAGTTCCGATAAGAGTTCGATGTTCCCTTCTACTTTAAGAAGTGTCGCCCGTAGATTCTGCCTTTGTATTAGTAGATTGTTCAATCTTCCATCTAAGGTAGGTTTTTCCTTCGGCATTTCCTCTTGCTTATTTTCCTCTTGCTTATTTTTGTCCATAGTGATCCTTTATCTTCATGATTAAGTCAGCTTTACTGTCATTTTGCACAAACTCTATCCCAGTTGTGGTCATCCATTCCTGTATGTCCTGTTTGAGCCATGTTTCATCTGGCATGTCATGTGGCAAATCTTTATTCTCCAATTGTTTTACTTTCTCGGATAATTCCTGTATGGCTTTGATCATCGGTGCGATGAATTCGATGTAGCGTAATCCAAAGGTGTCTGTATCTTCGTCGTGGATGTATCCGGCGAAGTTTTCGGTATCTATCCCTTGTTCATCCAGTACCTCTTTTACCTTTTGAGCAACCAGCCCATAATGCTTTCTGTGGTGTTTTAATTCTGGCTGTATCACGAAGTCCTCTTTTTTGTCTGAATCTGGTACAGTTCGTTCTTCGCTTACCCTCTCTACGTCTTTCCATTGAAAGGATACAGGGGTTAATTGGTTAATAAATTTCAAGCCTAACCCGGACGGCTGAATATCCTTTTTATTGTTTTCGTCTGATGTTTGTATCGTCCCGTTAGTTGCATAGATGTCCTTAAACCGTTTACTGCTTGTCCCCAAATCACATCCGCCATCCGACCCGCTTCTTAATATCTCAAGAAGTGAATTACCTATAACCGCTTCCTTGTCGGCGTTTATGTGTGCTTGGTATCCGATAGCTATGCTGTTATCATAGTTCCCATTGGAATCAGAGAAAGAGCCAATACACGTCAGAGATGATATGTCTGTTAATGTGCTATTAAGGGCTGAATATCCGATGGCAACATTATGACTTCCGTCAAATTCTTTTCCTGCGTATACACCCAATGCACAGTTAAATAAACCGTTGCTATTTTGTAATGATTCGCTACCAATTGCTACATTATTGTATCCTACTATATTTTCCATCGCATTGTAACCAACGGCTGTATTGTATGAATAGTTATCGGCAGTAGAGAGACAATTGACACCTATCCCAACATTTTTATTTCCGGTAAGATTAGCACTAAGTGAACCAGCCCCAACGGCGACATTCTCTCCTCCAGTTGAATTAAATAATGCAGAATAACCGATAGCTATGTTATTATTACCACTTGCTTCCATCTGTGCTTGATCACCAATAGCTATATTCTGCATACCAATGGTAGTACTAAACAGTACATCTTTGCCAATGCCGATATTACCCGATGCTAAGAAGTTTAAATTGTGTAAAACATTTGCGCCTATCCCAATATTTGCATTATTTGGGTATGTCATGTTTTGAATATGGCTAAAAGATATAATATCTGTATTAAAATGCCTGTTCTCCAGACAGTTGTCAGCCAGCTTTGCGCCTGTGATTGTATTGTTGATGAAGGCATCTGCTGTCAGCGTTCCCGGATTTGCTACCCATTTTACGCCCATAATGCTGTCGCCTCTTTTTTCGGTGATATCCATCGAAGCACCATCGTACATCACTTGAGCCAGCAGGAGTTCGTGCTGGTGTGCATTGTTGACAGGGCTGTCCTGTGTTATGGTGATTTTGTAGGAATCTTTAACTTGTGTGTATGCTGTGTCATCACCTACAGGGTATCCTGCGAGGAAATTCCCAACGGAGTGTTCTACCTGAAGGTATTCTATAATCACGTTATAGGCTTGACTGTTGGCTGGGACGTTATGACCTACAGTTGTCCCGACGTAATTGTGGGGGTATGCGCTTTCGCTTAATCCAAATATTTCATAGGTCGCATCATTTGCAGATGGTGCAGTAAATGCAATTTTAGAGTTCTGCCCTACCGTTGAGGATTTGATTGTAATATACGTTCCGCTGTTATCGGGGTTACCTGCTCCGTCAGATCGGAAGGCTATTGTCCCGAAGCCTGCTTTGTTTATTGCCTCTGCTATCTCATATACTTGTGTACTTGAGGGTGTTGTAGCTTCAGAACTGCAATCAATTTCTAAAACGCCTGCTTCATCTATGTTTAGTTTGATGTTTTTATTCGTGGATAGATCTATTCCGCCTGTGAGATTGTTTCCTGTGACAATCGCCGATCCTGCATCATCGATAGGTAGATAGATTCTCTGACCCCATTTGTCGTAGGCTACTCCTGCTTTGACGGCAATCTTACCTCCGCCCTGATCTATAACCTGAAGTCCTGTCTCTGCGACGTTATTTATAACAATCCCGCCGTCTGGATTCATAAAATCCACATAACGATCCAGTATCGCCTGCGAGATGGCTTCTTTGTTATCATTAAAGACGTTATCGATTAACCCTGTGGAGAATATCCCTCCCGGTATTGTTTTGCTCATAATTCTCTCCTAATCATTAATAATGGTTCTGTTTTGGACTGTAACTGATTTTTAAGCCCATTGAAAAGTGTCCGCCGTAACTGTAGCTATTGTAAACTTTTAATTCTCCGGTCATACTATCTACCCACAAATAAACATAATCAACATAACCTCCAGTATGATAAAGATAACACTTCGGCGCTACCCCTCCGTCTTCGGTGTAAAAACAGACATGTACTTTATATGCATTAGTTTGAATATCAGCCCTTATGTCATGGTCTTGCGACGAACCCGGCAGATAAGTGTTTGAGTTATTCCGGATGTATCCTTCTACCACCACCCACCTGTCTCTCCAGTCTATTGATGTATCTATCGTGGTTGAAGCCGCCGCCGATGCTGTGTGCTTGTCGAACCATATTGTCCCACCTCCGTGCAGATCCGCTGGCGGATTATCTAACGCCCTATTAGCAGTACTCGTCCTAACGTTATCCAAGTCATCAGCGTCTTTGCCATCAACTTTGTCAGCATCAATGTTCATCGCATCGTGCTGTGCTTTTGTGTGATCCTCTTCGTTAACATATTCATCGTCATGTGCGTGTACTACTGGTGCAAATTCTGAAGCGTGTTTTCCGTCCACTTTGTCGGCATCTAATCCGTTACCGCCTCCTGTTCCTTTGCCGAGCAATGATGAATGTATTTTTCCTGCTGATATGCTGTCTGAAATAATCGCAAGATTATTGTTTCCGTTTCCGGGTGCTTTTCCTGCAACAGTAGAGGCATCTTTCCCCGTGAGACTGTCTGGAATCTTTTCCAGAGGGACAAGACCATCTCCATCCAGAATCATTAAATTGCTCGGTGCATCGTTTGCATGTTTCCCATCGACTTTATCTGCATCGAAATTTGTTATTTTTGGCTTTGCTGAAACGACGGATTGTGCTGTGTCATTGAGCAATAAGGTATTATTGATATCTGCTTTGGTGTTTAGTGTACTGCCGATTTCTTGCAGAACAGCATCGACATTTGCACCTGTGTAATAAGAACCCGTGTCGGTGATCGTAACCTGAGACGCAATAACGCCATGCGGATTGTCTGTTCTTAAGATATGGTCTTTTATCATATCTCCACCGTGAAGATATATACCCCTCAGTTGATACGAACCACCGCTATCGACGTATACGGAATAAATATCTTGTGGAATAGCATCTGCTCCTACCGCTGTGGAAAGTGCATATCTGCCACTTGACCCGATTTCTGTTAATTCGTATTCATCTGCAGGTGTTCCTAATGTCCCGCCATATTTAAGTAGTTTTACGTTCAGGTTTGAATCAAGTGATCCTGATGCATAATCAATGATTGGAATAATAATATTCGGTGCGCTTTGTGTTCCCATAATATGCTCCTAATTAAGTATTTCTTTTTGCAGGTCGAATCCTCTGTCGTATTCGCCGTATTGTAATTGTGTTGTGTCCATCCCCTTCATAATAAACTTACGAAATAGGTAGTGACTAAAATCTTCGTATGAGGTCAGGGTAAGTTCAAACCTGAATTGTGCGTATCTTGCGATGTTTTCACCGTTGACAAATTGATTTTTAATGTATCTTCCGTATTGTGTCCATACGTTTTGGTCATCTGAAAATCTGACGTACATTTTTACTTCATGGTCTGTGTCCCATCTGGCGTAGTCTATCCAATCTACTATCCAGTTATATGAATCATAATCTGACCCTAAGTCTAATATCCCTATCTGATGGAAGTCAGCTTGCGGTTGCTTCGGTTTTAGGCATTCACCAACATATTCGAACCCACTATTCTCAGGATAATCGACTCCAAGTGGATTTCCATCCTCATCCGTCATCCCTTCAATTGTGACAACCTCACCTGCCAATTCGCTTTTTTCTGCAACAGCATATTGCTCTACAATGTAGTTGATCCCAATCTGATTGTGGATCGGTAGAATTTTATCTAATTGTGTTAGAAGATTGTTTCTACTAATGTTGGTCGAATTCCATATCTGTATCCATTTTGCACCCACACCGCCGACTGCCTCTCCGACACCGATTGGATCAATACCAATAACGTATTGTATAGTTTGAATATAGGGTGTTATTCCACATAGGTGACTTCCTTCCTGCAATAATCCTACCTCTGATCCTCTCTCTTGGTGTGTTTTTATAGAGTTTTGAATCAATATCCGCAGGACTTCATCGCTATCATCATAATTACGTCTGATTAACATATCTCCACCAATACTGTCTAAGGCTGATCCGCTTGCTTGTCCCGGCGATGTCGCTGTGGTTAATGACGATAAGGTCTCTACAAATGTATCAATGCTCCCTGCGATTGCTCCGAGAAAGGATTGCAGTACCGTGTTGTCTTCGATGAAGTCAGGTAGCTTGTTTTTTAATTTATCTATCGTATCCATAATCACCACTGCGTTACGGTAACTTCTCCAAGTAGCGGAAGTGAATAATCTGAAACAATAACATTCTCACTGGGGGCAAATCCTTCTATTGAAATATCATCTACGCCTTCGGTGTTGTTTATCAGCGTATAAATATCTGACCATTCGATGTCGTCTCCCCAATCTCTTTCCTTGTAATCGAGATAAATGTTCAGATTGTTAAGGATGTGGGTTCTTACTGTCGTCAGGTCATACGTTGGTCGGAGACGAACCTGTGCGATGACGGATATTTCCGTCCACACGATATTGCGACAATCTATAATCAGCCCTAACGGAGAGTATTTTTGCACGGTGTTCTTTATGGTGTCGAGTTCGCCCTGTGAAAATATCCCGCCATTGTCTTTTACCACATAAAGAATAATTGTATTGGTACTCACCGATGAATGCCCTTGCTGTGGTTTTGCTTTCAGAACTCTGTCATGAGCCTCCACCGCCCATGCATTGTAACTGGCTTCTATCCCTAATGATAAAGCATTAAATTGATTGATGGTGCGTGTGCGTAATAATTCATCGGATTCATAGTCCTGTCCACCCTTCGCCTGTTTAGCATTGGTTACGTCTGTTACTCCACTTATGGTGTCTATGATCTCTGTGACAGTTTCCGGCTTCACATTACCTGCCGTCCCCACACTCGTGCATTCTGCGTGGATCGTTACAAACCCGCCACCATCGTCACCAATGGCTCTGGATTCGATGGTTTCAAAAATAATACCATCCTTTGTTGCCACCTTAGTTCCTGTAGGAATAACGGTATTTTCCAAACCGATAAAATTTACTTCTACCGATGATTTGACGGCTGATCGTCTTTTAATGCTCCGTCCTGCTACAAGTTTATCCAAATCACTTCCGTTTGCGTATAATATCCGGGATGACCTGTAAAGTTTATGCACATTGTAATACAGTTGTGCTAATTGAGAGGCGATGGCGTTGTATATTGACCTGATAACGCTCCCTGTATTAAAATCTGTCAGGGATGAGGAATTGTTTCGTCCCCATTTTATCATGTCGGATAATATATCCACCCTTGATTTAATAATCATATTATTTCTCCTGTCGATGCTGATAATTCGGTCTCTATTATGTTGTTCACCGCTTTTACCTGCATGGTTACCCTGATATTTTCTTTACCTATCTTAGTTTTTACGTTTGCAATGTCCTCTACTCTTGGATCGGTCATAACAACTCTTGATAATTCTATCCCCGATAACCCTTCGGTGATGTTATCTATACTTGCGCCCATAAATCCCGATACTCTGTTCCCATAATTTGGAGATTCTGGGATTGCACCCAATGGCGTTGATATAATGTTTTGAAGCGATTGTTTCAATGTGTCTGTGTATTGCAGTGGTTGAAAATCTCCGCTATCCGTCGTTAAGGTGTTAGACAGGTCTCTGCCAAGCACATTAACGCTTGTATGGGAATCAAGAACATAATTGTCCTGCAATCCTTCTGCCGTTTTGTCCTTGTATGGTATCTTTATCTTTTTCCCGTCCCATTCATCTCCGTGAATGTCAATAAACCCTAAATCATTAAATTGCATAAGGAGCGGTGCTTTATCGGCAGACCCTAATTCTCGTAAGGCGATAGTTTCGAGACTTTCGTGTCTATTTGCGATTACCACTTTTATCGGTGTTTGTATCGATTGCGTATCCGCACTTGTGCTGGTTCGGTAATAAGCAGGTAGCGTTTTCATTGTTTCAAGTTTGTATCGCAGGTCATCGAATAAGTCTAATACACCCCATAAATCTGTCGGCGATGAATAACTTTTCGTCTCAATAACCATTTTGACTTTTGTCATCGAGTCTTGGTTCAATCTCAGTCCTTTACGCAATGCCCAAGAGATGAGATTCTCTGTCCTCTTTTCTCTGCTAATGTATTCTGATGCTGTGTCATTCAGTATCTTGTTTACCTTTTGGTACATGCTTTCGATTAAGTCCAATGCATCATTGATGAGGATCATGGTCTTATGTACCCTCCTCATGACGGCTTTGGTTGTCGCAATCGCTCCCTTTCCCATATCTCCGAATAAATCCTTGTTATCCAGTATGTCCTTATCCTCTGAGGTGAATTCATCCACCATGTCGTCGAACATCTCTCCGCTGGCATATTCATGGAGATAGTCTTCGTGGTCGGCAATTTCTGCTAATAAATTCTGTAAACTCACGAAAGACTTTTTTATCCCTGCGCTGTTTACGGTAGCGGCGAATATGTTGGACTGAATCATATCTTGATACTTGCTAACTCTTTAAACTGTGAATTGTTTTTGACTGTTTGCACGGCTTCTGTTACTGCACCTCCTAATGCAATATCATCTACCTTTTTAAGAACGACATTTTGAATTCCTGACGGTACTATCGGCTCTAATGCTGTTATCTGTAGACTGTATACCCACAGGTTGTTTCTATTCACGTTTTGCGAGATATTAATGGTGTCAAGTGTCACTTTGTAGAAATGCTGGCTGATCCAGCTTAATAACCACACTTCGGGGAACTTGCCGTCTAAATTCGGGATATGGCTCTGATCTACCAGCCATTCTAAGTATTTTGTCCATCCGAATCCGCTGTACCCGATTCCGCCGATAATGGCTTTTGTGTTGTACCCGAATGTTCCGTTGATAGTGAGGGGTGCTGGTGCAACACCAAAATCGTCTACCCATCCGCCTCCCATCGTATTCGTGATGGTCATGAGGTATTTTTTAGTTGACATTAGCGATTCAGGGTTTACAGGGAATGTGATAAATAATGGAGGTGTTGTAATCCCTATCCCGTCAGGTGATATTAACATTATTGTAACCTTATTCGGCGGATGGTTCACCAGCGGGATGTCGAGTAATCGGCTACCCCATGATTTTCCTGTGTTGTCTATTATTGCCATTAGCTTATCCCTGAAAAAGTTACTGTTCCTGTTCCTCCACCAGCAGACGTCGCATTTGGTATGGAAGTAAATACCGTACCTGTGATTGCATTAATAATTTTTGTGGCGACGATATCCATTGCTGAAGTCTGCGTGTCCGGTAAACTGCTCATATCAATATCTAATGTCCCGATTGTCATGGCTGGTTGTCCTGCTATTGTAATAATTTCTGCTGGTACGCTACCGTTGTCGTTTAACTCCAGCGTTATAGATGCAAGAGCCATCTGTGTATTCGTCTCCCAATCGGACAACGTCTCTATCGGTTCTCCATTCTCTTTGTACAGGTCATCTCCTGTGATATCGTCGGCTGAGGCTATCTCCCATGTGTATGATCCGCTTAGAGGGTCGGAAGACGCACCTATAACGCCAACATAAACACCTGCTATTTCGGCGTTATCCTTGATATGCGTTAATAATGCCGTTGCGAAGGCATCATGTGCATCGGTGGCGTTATCTATCCCGTCTAATGCGGAAATGAGTTCTGTCTTTAGGTCTGTAGCGTTTAGTGACATCTAAGTTGTCGTTTTGTTTGAATGTGGTGCGCCTGTGAATAAGCAGTTATGTATTCCGTTAAAGCAACCAGCTTGACCCGGAACGGTTGAATTCGCTACCGTAACCGTCCCCGATAAATTGACCGTTGAGCCCGTTACGTCAATATCACCGTCAGACTCTATTGTGGTTTTCCCTGTGGTTGATATGGAGGTGTCGCCCTCTGTAGTTATCGTTATATTTCCCTTGCTCTGAATTGCCGTAGTCCCCTCTACGGTTGTAATGCTTGTATTCCCAAGTTCCGTTAGAATGTTGGTATCGCTTTCTTTTGAAATAATCTCCGTTTTGCCCGTTGTTGTTATGGTTGTATCACCCCGTCCGGTGATGGTAAGGTCGCCGTCAGACTCTATGTCTGTTTGTCCCATCGTTTGGATATGCGTTTTTCCGCTTGCATCAATCTCTACGTCTCCGTCAGCGTTCAGGATCGTTTTCCCTTTGGAGTTTAGCACGATACGTCCTTCGTCTCCGTAGGCGTGAATAAAAAGGTTGCCCTTGCTCCCGTTCAGCGTAAGATGAACATCCCCATATTTGTCTGTATGTAGGTTTATTGCTCCTTCACCTGTAGGTTTTCCATCTTCGTCTTTTGCGATTCGATTAATCTGTATGTCATTGTTATCCCCTGATGACATTTTGTCGTCGCCACTGATCATAATAACGTCCAGCACTATCGGCTGTTCTGACTGTCCTTCCACAAATGCCAATAATACGAGGTCGCCGACCTGTGGCAACCAGTATCCTTTCCCAGCCACCCTCACGTTTTTATAAATGGTTCGGCTTCGGAAGCTTTCGACGAGTACGCTGTGGTGCTTTGGACTAATCTCCACCACATGAGCGAGTTCAAATAATCGCCTTCCTTTTACGCCGTCTGACGACGGAACAATGCTTGTCTGATTAATTTGCATTAGTTATTACCTGTTTCCCAATATTTCCATTCCCGGATAAAATGCTCCGTCGTCCCTTTACAAAGTTCTGTGTTATAATACTGTTTCCAGTAGTTCGCCATCTGCTGTGGCGTATCTTCCTGATCTAATGCAGGCAGGGTGACTGGCACTCTCCAGTATTTTAATCGGCACATTGCAATTGCAAAGTTTTGATTGTTTTTCAGTTCGTTTTCTATATCTTCAGTTTGTGCTGTCCACATCCAATCCTTACCAACCCCTGTTTTGTCACTGATGGCTTCCTCTAACGCTATTCTCCTGTCGGCTAAGCTGTTCAAAAAATCATCGTAATTGCTCTTAGCCGTGTCAGGCTCTACTTGCCAATACGAAAAAGCCTCCTCCCCTTCTTTTGTTTTGTATCCCGATTCTGCCGCTCCTGTCGCTTCTACCAACACCTTTGAAGAGTCTGAATTCATCGAGGTGTATTTATCATCTGAATCTGCCATCGACGTTAGTACGTCTTCGATATCACTTTGTATTTCAGCCTTTACACTTATATCCGTTTCGGGTTTTTTCGCTTCTTTTTCAGGGATATCGGGAACTGTAACCTTTTTATCCTCAATTTTCGATTGTCCCTCTTTCCACCAAGCCTGTCTGTTTGAATTCGTTGCCCCTCTTGTTAATGTCAGCGTGGATGTATGCGCTCCACCTACCATATAAGTGTTCTGTACACCCTCTAAATAATACATGATCTCTTTTCCGCTTCGAGTCTGTATCATTACTTTATCTCCGGCACGATAGTCACTATTTCCTGCCACCGTAATTTGTCCGCTTTTGTATTTGTGGTTATCCTTATACCACAAGTACAGTTTATTTCTGGTGTCGGTGAACCATTCAAAATAAGATTTTGATTTTTCGCCTTCAGGAAGTGCGCTGAAATCGTTTATAGGTAAGACGTTTGAGGTAAATGTCATTCCTCTGCATCCTAAAGCCTGCATAAGCTGTGGATCAATAAGCGGAGGGAATGCCGCATGCTTTTCAAAATATCCAACGAGAGTTTTTTCATTCGGAACGATATCAAAATAGCTGAAGGCTTCGCCGTGTGACTTGGAGATGTTGTACTGCGTTATAAGATTGTAAGGTATCGTGTGATATTTGTTCTTTTTCCCCAATGTTGTTAGGATCGGATCATCAATAAATACGCTGAATTCGTTCCAACCTCCATCGACTGAAAATCCACTGTCATCTTCCCATTTTTCTGTATCAAGGCTGAAGGGTGCAGGTCGCATTCGCAGGATAAGTTTTCCGTCCTTACTATCCGTCCATAGTTCCTCTAATGGTTGCATAACGCATGACTTTAAGTATTGCCACAGCGTTCCTTCAAATAATTGTAGTCCTGCATTGTAGATTAACCTGCGATATATTGTAAATAGGTCAGAGGTGTAATCGATCCTGTCGTATAATGAAAATAACGGATTATTATCTTCTTCAGGGTCTTTATACTCCTGTTCTATTGTTTTGTAGGTGTCTATAATCGTTGTTATCGCATCGATTGCGCTGGCGGCATAAAAATTTTTTTCGTAAGACCCTTTTAGGATAACATCCACTCTTTTGCCCAAATCTTTAGGCAGGTCTTCTTTTTTTATCCCTCTGAAATATTTAACGTTGTCGAATAACCACACCGCTCCAAGCGATCTGCCTGTGATGCTGATTCGCCGACTGACTCCACCTGATGATATCGATCCTTTCTCCACGATTCTGTCAACCAGCCCGACCATAAGCGTGGAGTCTTTTTTCATGTCTATTTCGACCAAGTCCATCGGCGTGATAACGTCGGCGTAGGTGTTTTGCCCGTCTATCGGTCTGTAGACAAGGTCTATCTGGAATGTTCCTGCGGCTTCGTTTATTTGGTTGTTGGTGGTTATGGACACGATATCCTTAACGTTTTTTAATCCACTACCAACGAGCAATGTCCCTGCCTTTGTGTAGAAGGTTACTTTAGCGTAGGGTAATCTGTGTTTCCAGCGGGTCATTTAATATGGGGAGAATAAATCGTAAACACCAACGTATTTACCTCTTTCTTCTTTAATTATCTGCTTTGCGTCTTCCGGGCTCACGTGTACGATACCTGTCACTTTATCCTTGATTGCTTGCACCAACCCATACATTCCTTCCGTAGCGTTTAATTTTGCTATTTCAAATTTGATGTCTATTAGCGCACTTTTCCACCCTTTATCACTCGTATATTTTGATTCTTGCAAGGCGGATTGATAGTCAAATATTTCAGATTCGTTGACATTGCGATTAGTTTTCCACCAGATATCTATCGGAGACATCCCTTGTAATTCTGGCGTTCTCGTTGTGAATAAATCTTCTTCTCCGTATTCGTATCTTTCAGACATGGCTTTTGCTATGGCTATTTTGTCTGAATCAAAATAAATGCCTCCTTTTAAGAGCCCCTTCTTTTTTAAGTCCTTTTTGGTCTCAATAAACCTCTTTTTCATGACTTCAGGATCAAATTGGGATTTTCCTAACCCTTCTTTAAGTGTCCCCTTAAATCCTAAATCAAGTTGCTCGATAAGACTATCTTTTAAATTGACCCCATCTATTTCATCGGTATTGTAGATCATCCGAAGTTGGTCTTCCATGCCGAGTTCTTTTGCAAATGCCATCGAAGCCATTTCCATATCTCCGCCGTACATCCCTTTAATCTGCGACCACAATGCTCCTAAGTTATCAGGGTCTGCCATTCCTTTTAACTGCTGGGATCGTAATTTGAAGATACTTGCACCACCCATACCGTCCATCCCTCTGGTTGCTAAGTATTTTATCCCCGATTGATCCGCTCTGGTTAGCCCGCCGTGAATCCTCCCCATAAATGACGCACCACGTTGTCCCCTGAATGGTTCACCTAATCCGGCGACTTGACTTATCCATGCTTGTGTGGCAGGATCATTCACTATCCCTGCCGTTCCTGCGATATTTTGCACGACCCCAAGAACCTGTTGCATATACTCCTCACGGCGGAATCCACCCATGCCTGCGTTCTGTGCGCCTTTTAATGCTTCGTTTATCATACCCTGATTCATCAAACTGCCTGCATCCTGATAAGTGCCATAACGTGCCATCTGTCCGACGTAGGATATAGCCGCCTGCTTATCTATACCCCATATCATTGCCCTGCGTAATGTATCACCCATAGCTTGCTGATCTGTCGTTCCAAATTCGTCGCCACCGCCCATTTTTTTCCATTCTTTTGAAAGCTGGATAGTCTTTTGTGTCGATTCTCCGATATTAAGTGATAATTGCTTTATTCGGTTATTCAGGTGGTCTGTATCACCGCCCATATCTTTTAATGCCGCCCTGAAGGGTAGCATGCTTTTATAAAATTGCTTATTCGCTTCTATGCCTTCAGCACCCCATTGTAATGCTTTAAATCCTAAATACGCCGCTCCTCCGACTAATCCGCCCATAGCCAGTTTCCCTGCTCCGCCCATGCCTTGCATCATCGACGCACCTTGACGCATTCCGCCCATAACCATCCCACGTCCAAGTCCGCCTGTCGCAAGACCCTGCATGAGTCCCATACCCGCACCACCTCTATACAGCCCATCACCTCCTGCCTGATCACCTCCACTTCCGCCATATTGAGTTCTATAACCCCTCAACTCATCCGCATATTCATCGGTCTCAGTTTCCATCTGTCTCAATACTCTTTTTTGACGTATTTTCCATTGTTTTACCGCTTCCTTTTTAGCGGTGGTATCTGCATCACCCATCCTCTGTTCATACTCAAATTGAGTATCTTTTCTGTGTGATGTTATCTCACGTCTTTGTTGCTGTTCAAGTTCACTAAGCAGACGCATATTCTCCTTAATGTTACCACCTGTCTTTTCAGTAACCTCAGAATAATCCATCTGGAACGCAGTCAGATTTTGCGTTGCATCAGATACCTGACGTAGCTGATTGATCTGCTTTTGTAAGTCAGCGTCGCCGGTGGCTTTAGCGTTGATATTAATGCCTATTTCATTCATGCAATAATTGCTCTGTGTTAAGTTTGAAGTGTTTATTGCCCGACAGGGCGTGTGTCATTCTTGTTTTGACCCGATCATCCCGACACGTTTTACCGTATCGGGAGTCACTTCGGCATCACCACAAGAGGAGGTTGAGGTAGATACTAACTCTTTACGAGTTTCTTTTCTTTGGGATTGAGATTTATGCCCATGTCTGCGAGGTCTTCCTCAATGTCCTCTCCGAATGTCTTGCCGGGAACAATCATGTTCCCTCCGCAATTCGGGCATAAAGTTGAACTTGGATAAGGCTGTCCTTCGTACCCGCATTCCGGGCAGTTTGGTTGCTCAACCTCGTTCTCTTTCCCAATTTCATCTGACAGCATTTTATCTTCAAGATAATCTAATTCGATTTCTTCATCTGTCATGTCCAAGTACCGGGAATCTTTCGGGGATAAGTTGTATTTCTGTCTGAACCATTTTCTTAACCACCTATGTTCAAGATTCCTTTTCGCTTTCGCTTTTAACTTCTTTATCTTCTCCCGCTTCTGCACGGGAGTCTGGGGTACGAAAAAAGCCGGATTCCTTTATCCATGCACCCCACAAACCAAGTAACTTCTTGGTGTCGTATTCCGATTCTGCACTCACCCAATCTTTTGGTGCATCTATTATTCGAGCATCTAACTGTACGACGATATCTGCAAGAAACGCCATTTCTTGGTCTCCCTCATTTATCGAGTTTGCTAAATCTCCATAATGCCCACCTGTTACAGCCTGTTTTTTACCTGCAAGGGATAATTGCTCCCTTATGGTCAGGCTCTTTTTTAGGGTGTATTCCTGTCCTTCGTATTTAAGGATAACTGTTTCAACCGCCATGATTCAGCCTCCTTATTCTTTAACGACGGCAGGCGTATTCGAATAACTATACTGTCCGTTACCGTTTTCAACAATAATAGCGTTCTCCGTTACGTTTATTCCAGTACTTCCGATCTTGCACCCGTTGTAAGTTTTGAAGGTCTGCTTTTCTCCGTACTTATCTTTAATCTGGATTTGAAATCCCTCCTGTTCTAAGAATGATTTAGCAACCGTACTTAAAGGTACTTCGTCTGTAATGACGTAGCCGCTGTCTACCACTTTCTCTTGCGCAATCACCATCTTACTGAACGTGAAAGAACCTGAAAATCGTGTACGCACCAGTTCCTGCGGATGAAAATGACCTATCCCATAAACGGGCTGAAGTCCTGTGTCTTCATTCGGTGCAAAGTTGGTTATAACCCCAACAGAATTGCTTCCGAATAAGATTTCTACTCTTGAGCCATGTTTTACTTTTGCCATGTTTTACCTCCCTATATTACTGAAATAGTTTCAATGAGGAAGAAGTTGAACGGGTTGTTAAACCGCACACTATATTTCACATGCCAGCCGTCATCCAATCTGCTTGCGATGATATTTTCCCAAGCGGGCAATGTATTATTCGGGTCTGAATCATTACCTGCGATGATTCCTTCAGCTTCTTTATCATTAAGATAATTCTGCACGAATGCCATGACAGTATCACGTCCTATCCCTGTTGTTCCTCCGATGAATTGTTTATCAGCCGCTACCCTGAGTTCTTTCGAGACTTGGTCGCTGGCTCTTATCAAACTGATTTCTGGTGATGCGTTGGTTGTTCCATCCCAGAGATTCAGATTGTTTTGCATGGTGTTGATACCTTGATTCACTATAAAGCCGAGTCCCTCGTAGTAACGGGGAGCAAGTACGCCTGCATTAATTAATTGCTCTCTCTCTGCTTTTGTGAAATTGTATTGTAATCCCGTACAACTGAATACTTTGTGTGTTAACGGTTCTTGAACGGGTAGTCCTGCAATAAGTCCTGCTATTTTAGCGGCAAAGAATTTAGGTGCAATCGCTTCCGTTCCAGATCCGTCTTCCGTGTAATCTGATATTCCGCATGCGACCAAGATTGATCTTGCGCTGTTCAGCGTTTTGGCTCTTGTAATAGAGTCCGATAATGCCAATGCTTTCGTGGCTTGATTAGAACCTCCGAATACGGCGATCCTCTCATTCTCGGCATCATTTCTGCAATGACCGTCCACCAATGCGTGATGTGCGGCTATATCTGAATCAATGTAGACTATCTGGCAGTTTTGCTCTCTGATTTCTGTCAGCGCATTGCCTATACTGGTCACGTCCCAATCAGTTGCTGAACCTCCTGCCAAGAACTCATATCCCACTGTGTTGGTTATCTGTGTCCCTGCCGTTTCTACGGATGCTGTAACGTATTCAGAGTTCGTATTTACCCATAACTGTACGATGTATGGATAAGCGGCTAATTCCTTCTGCACCGTGCAGGCTGCCAGTGCCAAGTCATCGAGGTAGGATGAATCTAATGCTCCTACACCTGCTGGGGCATCTGCGTAAATCGAGCAACTCCAGTCTGCTACTTCATTAATGGCATTCGCTATCTTGCTTATGGTGTTATATGCACTCAATGAAAAATCAAATGAGAAATCCTCCGTATAAACAGGCGGTTGTTCTCCATTGCCTATTTTCCCTGTGATTGCTCCATCTGCAACTTCAATTTCCGCATTCGATTTTGAGCATTGTACGCTTAATGCGAATCCCAGATTATCTGCGATTTCGAAATCGTCAACGTAATTGATGGTTACCTTAGTCGTGTCATCGTCTGTCCCATCTTCTACTTTAATTTTAATAAAGTTCGTCCATGCACCGTGATCTCTGGCTGTGAATTTTACACTTCCTTTGGTCAGGCTTCCTTGCACCGCTTGTTGCGCTCTGATAAATCCGACTGCCGGCGCACCGTCATGCTGTGGCGATGGATTAAAGATGTACCCAATTGATCTGAGGGCATCTCCGGATCGGAGGACTTCTGTTGCTTCCGATTTGTCGGAAAACCACAATACTTTATTCGGTTCACCACCTTCACTTTTACCAAGCACGATAACACGTCCCGTTGCCAGAGGATTTGCCTTTGGCGGAATACCCACAATCAGCCGACTTGCGGCTTGTGGTTCTCTGAGTATCTTGCCGTTGAATTTTATTTGGCTCATGATGTATCTCCTTTTAGCTTTTCAAAAACTTGTTGAAATCTTTTACCCACGTTTCATACGTCCGGGCATTTGCTTTTTCTAACCACACCTTAAATCCGCCCACGAATGTTTTTGAAATGCCGTAATTCACTGCAAATTCACCCAATGTGATATTCCGTTTTGGTGCTTCCTTTTTTTCTGTTTTTTTCTTAACCATAATTACTCCTGATTAATCTGTTCGCCTTCCGCCCAGACGGCTGTGTCGGCAGAATTCGCTTGTTTTTCAAGGCTTTGTGTGGTTTCGATACCACAGGCGATGGTCATCATGCCTGTAATTTGGATTCTGTCCCTAACAGACTGGTTGATGGCATCACCTTCCATTGTGATGTCTACCCATACCATATCTCCGCCTTCTGCGCTTAATAAATAATTCCTTACCGTCTCTTTATTTTCCCTCAAAATGTTTGTGATCTTATCCCTTCGGACTGCGGATGGGTCTTCCCAGATAATCTGAATAATATCAAGATCAATTTCGCCGTATGTGGCTTGAGACCCTGTCGCCTGCTGTAATGCTCCGATATATCGCTGGACTACCTGTCCACCAGACCTGACAACGTAAAAAACGGGGGGCTTATCCACCTCCAAACCGTATTCCCTAAATAACCTATAATGTTTTGTTTCGTCCATCCCGACGTTTTTCAGTATCCTTTTCAGTACGGTGATGACTTTGTCTTTTGCATCTATAATACTGCTGGCTACCGTAAACCCTGCCGTCGCATCGTCCTCCTTGCCTTCAGAGTATGCATCTGTGTCTGTGTCTTGCACAACGGCATTGTAATAATACTGGCTTCCGTTGTCACATGATAAATCATGAAAATATTCAGGTCTGTCTTCTCCGTTTGGTGAGAGAATAAATACCTCTATTCCTGTTGGTGTGTTGCCGTTGAAATGATCTTGTATGTTTTGAACGGTCACGGATGATCCGATTTTGCGAAGTACGTGTACGTCATAATTTGTCGGTAAGATTTCAGGTAGGGTCAGGTGCAGGTCTATCTCCTGCCCAAGTGGGTGTGCTGATGCTTTTATGTATCTGAGTCCGTCAGGCATAATGTTTTATCCGGTATTTATGGATTTCATCCTTTCAGATAGTTCTATCGCTCTATTCGGCGTTTGCCTTGCCCACTTGCTGGACAGCATTTCTTCGCCGGCTTTGCTCCACCGTTGTTTTTTTATGTGTTCAATGGTCTTTTTGAACCGGGCAACACCGTTTAATCCAAGCTGGTACACCATCTCTATAATTACATTCTGTGCTTTCAATGGTGTTTCTCTGAACCACCAAAACGCTTCATAGCACCGGATCGTTATATCAGCCAATTTCCGCTCCAAAATGATTGAGGCAATATCCTCATCCAGCCGTAGGTCTTTTATGGCGAATCCGTATCCGATAGTGTCGTGTCCTTCCGTACACCGATACACCCTGTCTCTGTACCCTTCATGGCTCTTTATGGATTCAAGAAGTGTCATTTATTGTCGCTCCGTAATCCGTCTACAAACTTCTGAATGCCATTAACGAGGATATTGTCGATTGCATCAATAATGTAAGGCTCAACAGTCTTGTTCCATATCTTTTTCGTCCATTTCCATTTTGCCAGTCCAAGTGTGCAGGCTACGCCTAATCCGTACATCATTGCTCCGAATTTTGCCTTAATTACATCATTCGGGATTCTTTTGAGTATCCATGCTACCACGACGGCTAATAATCCGCCGGTTGCATATTGGATTGCTTCTACACCTGCTTTCGCTATGATCCATTCTAACATATCTAACTCCTATTGTTTGTTTAATCTTTCAATGAGTCTAAACACCATCATAACCACCCCGCTTGTGATGGCGACGATCCACACCCATTTGAATCTCTCCCACGACTTCCGAAAATCTGTGTTTTTTTCAACATCGCCAAGAAGCCCTCTGTCTTTTCTGTCTCCCTTTTTTCCACGTAAGGTTTCATCTATCTCCTTAAATGCCTCTTGCAATTCTTCGTATCCAGCCACGATTCCGCTTCCTTTCGTCATATTCTTGTAATGCTTTACGTGTTTTCTTTAGGGTCTCCAACATATCTTTCAGCATATCTGCAAATCTTAACTTAGCTTCAATCCGACTCATTAATTCTTCAAAATCAAACGGCTTCGCAATTTTGTCCACAAATTCGTCTATTTCGATATCCGACATATCGTTTCCGCTGATGTATATTACCGTCGTGGCGTTACCGTTAATTTCTTTTATCATCTTCATTCCGTCGATTATCGGCATTTTAACATCAGCTATCACAAGGTCATACTTCACCTCTTTCGCATATTCAATCGCACTTTCCGATGACGTTGTGTAATCTATTTCTATTCCACGAAACTTCTTTTTAAGCCATATTGTTATTAGATCAACAATAAGGCTGTCGTCGTCAACGATTAGGATTCGGCTACTCATTTTCTATTTACTTGCGTTGAATTTCTTTGTTGTTCCGCTTATGACAACCTCAAGTTGTCCTTTACTGTTAAACGTGATGCTTGTGACGTTGGAAAGGTGGCTGTTGCCTGTCGCTCCAGTATTACCTTTGTCTCCTTTGTCTCCTTTATCGCCTTTTGCACCGTTACTGCCGTTTGTTCCGGGATTACCTTTGTCTCCCTTATCGCCTTTATCCCCTTTTGCTCCGGGTGAACCGGTCGATCCAGCACTACCTGTATCCCCTTTTAAACCTTGTATACCCTGTGAACCTGTATTGCCTTTGTCTCCCTTATCACCCTTTGCTCCAGCACTACCTGTATCTCCTTTGTTACCCTTGTAGCCACGAAGCCCTCTATCGCCCTTTGCCCCTTGTGAAGAAGCAAGCGAAGAATCATCACCAAAAGCATCATGGATATAATTCTTTACGAGTTCTACTTCATCATACAA